TGTTCTTTTGTGGTAGGCTAATCTCATGCGCAAAGTCACCGTCCCCTGGGGCACCCTCATCGCGTCAGTCGCCATCTTCGGTTTTTCTCTCTGGCTCGTGCAGCAGCCAGGGCCCTTTCCTCCCCCGGCCGGCCAACCCGCCGAGCTGACCCTCCTCTTGAAAGAGGGACAGGGCTCGGGCTCCGGAATCGGCGTGAAGGTGACGCCGGCCGGGTTCACGATCGTGCTCACGGCCAAGCACGTTGCCGAGCACCTGAATGTCGACACGTCGACCGTGCTTTCGGGCGAGGTCGAGCTGCCCATCGTCCGCATCGAGATGTGCCCCGACGCGGACCTCGCCGCCGTCTGGGTGCAACGCCAGCTCCCGGTCGTGCCGGTCGACTACTCGCGCGTCCAGTTCGGGGACCGAGTCCAGGCTGCGGGATGGGTCTACGGCTCGTTCCTACATCTCGACGAAGGTCTCGTAGCGAGAAACGGGAACGTTTCGATCGACAGCTACCCAGGCTGCTCCGGCGGTCCCGTCCTTCGGAACGGGAAGTTGGTGGGGCTGATCGTGAGCAGTATGAGGCAGGCCGGAATCCCAGTTGGAGGCCCCTCAGATTTCGAAGAGATTTCGCGCTCCGCTGCGTGGCTGCGTGGTATCCTGGGTTCGTGAGCAAGAAAGACACAAACCCGAAGGACGCGGTCGGGATCCAAAAGCCGCCCCTGTCTACCGTCCCCTGCCCTGTCCTGCTCGAAGTCGGCCTCGCGATGCTGGAAGGGGCCCTCAAGTATGGGCGCCACAACTACCGCGATGCGGGGGTCCGCTCGGGCGTCTACTACGACGCCGCGATGCGCCACCTGATGCGGTGGTGGGAGGGCGAGGATATCGACCCTGACTCCGGCCTGTCACACATCACGAAGGCCATCGCCACGCTCGTCGTCCTGCGCGACGCCCAGATGCAGGGCACGATCGCGTTCGATGATCGCCCGCCCTCCAGCCCCCCGGGCTGGTTCGAGCAACTCCAAGCGTGCGTGGGCCCGCTCCTCGCGCGCTATCCCGCCCCTGTTCCCCCGTTCACCAAGAAGCAATGACCACGACCATTTCCCAATACTGGGCCTCCCGCGAGTTGACCAGCCTCGACGGGCAGAAGTTCAATCCGAACGATTTCCGCTCGCGCCTTGCGCTCTACAAGCCCAACCTGGGCGGGGGCAAGGAATCTCTTGTTCGAGCCATGCACACCGGCTCGGAGTGGCACCTGACCGAGCAGCTCGGCAAGTTCTACCTCGCCGGGCCGATGAGGGGCTACCCACTCTACAACTTCCCGGCATTCCTCATGGCCACGCGCATCCTCACGTCGCGCGGGTTCCAAATCATGTCGCCTGCCGAGAAGGACATCGAGGCGGGGCTGGACCCCTCGCGCGGCCTGGAAGAGCAAGGCTTCGACATGGGCGCCGCGTTCCAGTGGGACGTGCGCGCAGTCGCCGACTGCGCAGGCATCATCCTTCTCCCGGGCTGGGAGAAGTCGACCGGCGCAAAGCTGGAGCGGGCCATCGCGAAGATGTGCCAGAAGGAGATCTATCTGCTCGACGAGGCCTTCAAACTGGTCGAGGCGCCCGAGATGGACTACTCCCTGGAGTGGACGCCCAAGTTCGTGCCCAAGCCTGCATCTCCGGCCATCTTGGACTTCGGCGAGCGGATGCTCGAAAGCTGATGCTGGCGCCTCCTCTGTCTCCTGACGAGGAGGAGTTCCACGACCTGGAAATGATCTTGGAACTCCTCACCGACACCCTGCTACAAATCATCGACCTATGCACGATTGCACGCAAGCTGGAACAGCGCAAGCTGTAGCCGCGGACCGTTTCCGCAAGATCATCGCCGACATCACGACCGAGCGCTCACGCCAAGACGTGAAGTGGGGCGAGCAGAACCACGACTTCCCGTCGTGGCTCCCGATCCTCATGGAGGAACTCGGCGAGGCCAACCGCTCCTTCCTCAAGGGCATGTTCGCCGAGGTCGAGGCCCAGGGGGCCATGCGCGAAGGCCGGCCCGTCGATCTCACGAAGCCGGCGGCGCACCTGCGCAACTTCCGAAAGGAGATGATCGAGACGGCCGCCGTGGTGCTCGCGATGATCGAGTGCGGGGACCGCAACTCGTGGTGGCCGGCGTGACCCCTGCCGAGAAGGAACTCGCCCGACTCAAGGCCGAGCGCTCCGGCGTCGGCCGGCGGATCCTCGCCGTCGACCCCGGCACGGCCGCCACCGGGATTTGCCTGCTCGCCGACGGGCACCCTCAGTGGATCCGGGTGATCCGGGTGAAAGGGGCTCGGGCCGAGGATCGGCTCCCCGAGATGTGCTGCGTCGTCAGCGACACCGTCGCGACTCAGTGCCGCTACGGCGACGTCGACACGGTCGTGGTCGAGGATCAGATGATTCGGCCCTCGGACAAGCGGCCGAACAACATCCTCGACCTTGCGAAGGTCATCGGTGCCGTCTACGCCGGCGTCCCGCGACCGCTGAAGGTCAAGCTCTACAGCCCGATCCCGGTCGAGTGGAAGGGCTCCACCAACGCGGACGTTTTCACGGCGCGCATCAAGGGGCTGTGCCCGGCCGCAGCCGACCAGATGCATGACGTCCCCGAGAGTCTGAAACACAACGGCTACGACGCGCTCGGGCTTGCGCTCTGGGCGATCCGCAAGGCTATGCCGTGGCAGTAAGGCACCGACGCAGGCAACGGCACAGGGACCACAAACGCCGACGGGTAATCCGCCGGCTCCAGGAACAGCTTGCCGGACAGACCTACTCCGCTGAACAGTGGCGGGGCCTCTTCGTTCGATCCAAGAAGGATCTCGAAGACCTCCGACTGGCCTACGCTACCTTGCAACACGAATACCTACAACACCGCCCTCTACCATGGCAACCATGAACTTCCAGGTTTCGACCCGCTACACGCGCTCCGCGCGGTGCCTGCTCCGCATGAGTTGGCTGATCCGCTGGATGCCCGGCTTTGTCCAGGACTGGGCGATCTCCTGGCTGCGGCACCGCACTTTCATCACTATAAACGGAATCGAATCGTCCCTCGCAGACGCAAGACTCCATCGAGACGTGCACGCAGGTGCGAGCGGAACTCCACGCGAACCAGCCCCGCGACGAGAGGAACCACCTTCCCCGCCAGCCGGTTGAAGAACGGGTGCGGGGTGCTCGGGCCGACTTTCTCGCGCACGATCAGCTTCCCCTCCTGCACGAGTCGGCGGAATTCGGCCGGGTCTAGCGTTAGCCGCCGGATCTGGTTCACGCGAGTCGGGTAGTCCTTGCCCCCGTTGACGCGCGGATCGTCCTCGATGTCCGCGAAGTAGACGAGGAATTTCCCGTTCACCGGGCGCACCGGGCCGCGCCCGTCGTGGTAGTAGACGGCCCAGTATTGGGGCAGGAAGATCTCGGCGCCGACCTGGGTCCCGGTCGTCGTGATGCGGACCTCCAGCGAGCGCTTCAGTGTTTGCGACTGGATCAGCGTGCGGACGCGATCCCGCACCCGCTGGGCCATCTTCTGGGCCAGCTCGATCTTGAAGACGAGCGGGTCGTTACTCGCGGCCACGCGCGGCCTCTTCGAGGGCCCGGGCCAGATCCAGCGTCGACTTCTTCACCCCGCGCTCCAGGTCACGGCCCTCCGCTGCGGCCTCGGGGAGCTGGGGCTTCATGCGCGCCATCGTGTCCGCCGGCTTGAGCTTCTCCATCGCCTCGGCCATCTCCTCGATCATGGTGCGCAGCTCGAAGTCCGCGCGCTCCAACCCGAGCCCGCCGTTCCGCACCGGGTCGCCGAGCCGGCTCCCCAGCATCGTCTCGAAGTGCTGCTGCTCGGGCCCGACCTCCAACGTCTGGAACACCATGATGGCGTTCGTCGACTCGTTCGTGGCGCCCATCTTCCCGGGGATCAGGATGCCGGCGAGCGAAGGCGGAACACCGTGCGCGGACACGATCGTGGTCGAGAGGGTCTCACTCATGTCGCGGAAGAAGGTGCCGTTCTGGATGCCCTCCATCGCGAGCTTCTCGATGCGGACCTCGATGTCCGGGTCCGGAATGTTGAAGACGCTGGCCTTGTGCTGGTTGCCCAGGCCCACGTAGCCGTCGAACGTCTTCGTGATCGACTCCCAGGTCTTCTTGTCGGCCTTCGCCCCGAGCATCAGCATCAGGAACTCGGGCACACCGCGGTTGACGTGGAAATCGAACTGATGCTGATGGAGGGCTTGCACGAGTTCGACTAGCGCACTAGACGAGAGCCACTGCGGCACGCCATACCAGCGGTCAAGGGTCGTCGGCTCGGCGATGTGGATCATCTCCGAGACCTTGCGGTTGCCGTCGGTCGTCACGGGAATGACGCCGGGCACGACCGGCTTGCGCGAGACGAAATCCGCGAGATCTCCGTAGGCCGCCATTCGCACGTCGCCGCCGATGCGCCCGCGGATCATGTAGTGGATGTTCTGGCCGAAATTGTCCTCGACCACGATTCGCACGTCGCTGGCCGGCTGCCAGTGCAGGCCGGTAATCGGCCCGTCCGGCGTCTCGCGCACGACCTCCAGGTAGCAGTTCCCCACCTGCCAGTAATCCTCGGCGAGCTGGTTGAGAGTGTGCTGCCACGAGTGCCGGCAGAGCGGGTCGAGCACCGAGGCGACCTTCGACGGGTTCTTCTTCGTGCGCTTCGGCCTTGGCTTCGGCACCATCTCTGGCGTGAACTCGGGGTCGGGGCCCGGCTCCAGATCCTCTTCGAGCACATGCCCGAGGCCAACCAAGGCGGTCCTTTTCGCCCGGATGCACGCGGAGTGGTGGACGTTGTGGACCTGGAAGCGCGCGGCTGCGAGGAAGTCGAAGGGGTGCATCTTCTCGCCGGCCTCGTCGCCGACGGTCGAGGCCGCCCCGGCGTCGAGCGCCTTGAAGATCTTCGAGCCCTGAATCAGCTCCGCGAGGGCCGTCAACTGGACCTGTAGCGTCTTCGGTGCTGCCTTGAAAATGACCTTGGCGAGGCCCTCTGCGGGCTCCTTGGGGGTCGCCGCGGGACGGGGAGCGTAGCGGGGATACTGGCTCATTCTGAGACTTTGTGATAGACTTTCGGTGCCTAGGCGGATTCTACCACATGACCTCACCCAAGCGTCGGCTGAAGAGGGGCAAGATCACCCACGTCTCCCTCTGCCGGCGAGCAATGAACCAACTCCCGGTGCTGATGAAGTCCGGGGACCGAGTGCAGATCGAGCTGCTCACCAAGGTGCAGCCGGAGGGGCTTCTCCATGCACTGGTCTATGTGCCCGACACGGTGGATGCCGAGGGCGATATCGCTTCCGCCTCCGTGGTCAAGCAACTCGCCCACGATTTCCTCGCGAATGGCGGGAACATCGACATCGAGCACAACCTCCAGGCCTTGGGCCCCGACAAGGTCCGCATCGCCGAGACCTTCCTCGTGCAGAAGGGTGATGCCCGCTTCGCCGACTGGAAGGATTATCAGGGCCACGCCGTGAACGCGGAGGGCTCCTGGGCGATCATCTTGAAGGTGCTCGATCCCGAACTCCGAAAGCTCGCCGAGTCCGGCGAGCTGAACGGCGTCTCGATGTTCGGCAACGCCGAAGTCGAAGTGCTCCACAAAACCACCAACACCAACATGACCCCCGAGCAGATGCAAGCGTTCTGCGAGATGCTCACGAAGAGCCTCGCTGCGGCGATCAAGCCGCAACCCGTCAACACCCCCGCACCGGCCCCGGCCCAGCCGATCGCCTTCGAGGGCGACCCGCTCAACCCCGAGGATCTCGCGAAGCACATGGACAGGGTCCTGTTCGCCTCGCTGGATCTGAGCAAGCCGGCCGACCTCGCGAAGTGGCAGGGCCACGTCGCCAAGCGGCAGGCCGAGAAGAAGGTCCAGCCCGGCGACGAGCTGGCGAAGGCCCAGGCCGACCTGAAGGCCGCACAAGAGAAGCTGGCCAAGATCCAGAAGGCCAGCGGCGCCCCCGAGGGCACCGAGGGCGACGACGCCCAGACGAGTTCCCTCCTTTCCAAGTCGGAGCAGGCGCAGTTCGAGGCCGGAAAGAAGGCCATGCAGTCCTACCAGAAGAAGAACCGGAAGTGATCTTCCGGGCTCCGGCCCAAATCCCCCACCGACCCACCAACCTCCCTACCTGAACAAAATCCCTCATGGCTCTCCAAGCAAATGAACTCTTCGCCGGCCCGACGACCGTCCCGGTGAAGCCCCGCATGCACGCCGAGCGGCTGATGGTCATCCAGCTCGCGGCAGGCACCGCCCTTCTCCCCGTCGGCACCCCGCTGGCGCACAACTCCTCGACCGGCTTCTGGGTGCCCTTCACCCAAGGCGGCATGAACGACACCGCGACGATTCGCGCCTTCCTCTACGAGAAGGAAGCGCAACTCCTCGCCGGTGGCGAAATCCACGCCGTCGCTCTCTTCGAGGGCGAGGTCTACGAGGCCGACGTCAATACGGCCGCAATTCGCGCGGTCCTCGGCGGCGCTCCCTCCGAGGCCAACGTCCAGACCGCTCTGGCCGGCGGCACGCCCTCGCTGCGCGAGCTGGGCATCCTGGTCCGTGGCCTCCTGACGGTGGCCTGATCCTGACCGGGGAGGGTGACCTCCCCGGCCCTCACACCCTCCCTCAACTTCCTCTTCCCCTCCCCACACACCAATGGCTGAAACTCGTGATGTCCTGTCTTGGGCTTCGATGACCGCGATGGTCAACGAGGTCAAGACCCCCCACCGCTTCCTGAAGGAACTCCTCTTCTCGGATTCGGATCCCCGTCCAACCGAGACCCTCGAAATCGGCGTCCTGATCGGCGACCGCGTGGTTGCTCCGTTCGTCCGGCGCGGCGCCGAGGCGATCGAGGTCACCCCGTTCACCGAGAAGATCTACAACGTGACCGCGCCGAACATCCGGATCAAGCGGCACCTGGAGGCCTCCGAGCTGATGTTCCAGCGGCGCGTCGGCCATGTCATCCACGTCGAGTCGAACGACATCCTCGACGCGGCTCAGGAGCATGTCGCGCGCAGCTCGCTGCGTCTCGCGCAGCTCGTCGAGGAGGCAGAGGAATACCTCTGCGCCCAGGCGATCCGCGGCGCGATCAGCTACTCGGTCCCGGGCGAGGAGAACTTCTCCATCACCTTCCCGCGCAGCTCGTCCCACAACATCACCTTGGTGACGTTCTGGGATCAGGCCATGAGCGACCCGGAGGGCGACTGCCGCACCGCGATGCAGCTCGTCGCGAACGACGTCGGCCTGTCGGTGACGGACGTGATCCTCGGCAGCGAGGCCACGTCGGCGTTCCTGAAGAACGCGCAGGTGTCCGGAGACGGTGGCCTGCTCGACAACCGGCGCATCCTCGCGGGTGAGCTGGATCTCCAGCAGCGCGTCCAGCAGAGCGGCTCGATCTTCCTCGGCATGTTCCGGGGGCTCCGCTTCTGGAGCTACACCCGGCAGACCCAGGTGCCGTCGGCCGCGGGCATGAAGACCCTGGCCAGCTTCGACCTCGTCCGGCCGAAGTATGCCGAGTTCGTCACGGCCGATCCGGCTGCGGAGAACGTGATGTATTACGGCGCGATCCCGGACCTGAAGGCTCTCCAGGGCCGTCTCTTCCAGGGCCGTCGCTTCAGCAAGAGCTGGGAGCAGGAGGATCCGTCCGTCATGTGGCAGCTCCTCGCCAGCCGCCCGCTGCCGTGCACCCGCCGGCCGGACAGCATGGTCAGCATGAAGGTCGTCTCCGGCTAATCCCGGCGACAGTTCGAGCAAGCAAGGGAGGGCAATGGAGCCCTCCCTGCGCCATTGAAAAACGACACACCTATGAACCCTGACACCAACCTTTACGTTACCAACAAGGGCTCCCTTCTCATGCGAGGAGGGAAACTTCTGTCCCCCGGCGCCTCCCTCAAGGCTGCCGATTTCAAAGGCATCGAGGCCAACCTTCAGACCCTCCTGGCCGCCGGCAACCTCTCCCTGTCGCCTGTCGAGGCCCAAGAGTTGGACATCGAGCGCGGCGAACAGCTCCCGCCGATCCCGCTCGCGAAGGCCGACGGCACGATCGATCTGAGTCTGATGCCGAAGATTGTGGCGGGCAAGGACGAGCAAGCCACCCTGGCCAAGGTCCGGGAAATCAAGGCGGCAGCCGAGGCCCGCGTGGCCGAGGAGGCCAAGCGTCAGAAGGTGCTGGCCGATTTCGCCGGCGCCTCCCTC